TCGATTTTGATAATCCTAAGGTTATAAGGAGTCTTTCTGATAAAAAATCTCTAAAGGCTCATGAAAAGTTTGTAATAAAGGTTTATGGTGAGTATGGGTGTAAAGATTATTTTATTCTCAAGGATGCTAAGGAATATAAAGCAGATGATAACTTTGCTTCATCAGATAAATCAATATCTGATGATGGTCCAGATCTATAATTAGTTAACACTTTTAAAAAGCCTCTCATCTATTGTGGTGGGAGGCTTTTATATTTTATGATAACAGGAAAGAAAAAACAAACATTAACTCCAGAGAGTATTTTAAAGAAGATAAGTAGTTATGATATATTTCAATACTATATGCCTAATAAAAACTGGAAGTTGAACAATGTCACTATATCTCCCTTTAGAAATGAGAGAAATCCATCTTTTTTAATAGGGAATAGAAGTGGTAACTTATCATTTATTGATTTTGGAGATACATCTAAAAAAGGAGACTGTTTTACATTTGTTAAACTAATGTATAATCTTTCTTCTATAAATGATGTATTAATTATTATTGATAGGGACTTTGGATTAGGAATAGCAGGAAAAGAAACAGGAGAATACAAAAAAATTACTGCTGCATATTCACAACCTGAAGAACTTGGAAAAAGATATAGTTTAATTCAAGTGATTACAAGAAAGTTCACTAATGAAGAATTAGAATATTGGAATCAATATCACCAGGATGTTCATGATTTGGTAGATAACAATGTCTATTCTATTAAAAAACTATATCTAAATAAACAACTGTTTTCTTTAAAGGAGACAGAACTTAGATTTGGATATTTCTATGATGGATATTGGAAGATATACAAACCTTATGGTGATAAAAAGAACAAATGGGTTCCTAACAATGTACCAATAACAACAATGGATGGTAAAGATGACATTAAAAATTGTGATGTTGCACTAATCAATAAAAGTAGAAAAGATTACATGGTTATTAAAAAAGTGTTTCCATGTTGTTGTGCAGTACAAAATGAAGGAATAGCGTGTTTTTCTGATGAAAATATAGAATACCTAAAAGCTAATTCTAACAAACAAATTCTTTCATTTGATAGTGATGTAGTGGGTGTACAGAATAGTCAGCAAATTACAAGAATATTTAATTTTGACTATCTCAATGTACCACGCAAATATCTATCTGAAGGAATAAAAGATTGGGCAGATCTTGGAAAAACTCATGGATTAAAAGCTATTGAGGATTATTTAAAACAAAAACAAATTTTATGATAACAAGAGTTTATACAGAGAATGATATACAACATAATCTGATAGATAAAATACAAGAAAACATCGAGTGGTTACAAACAACAGAAGGAGATGAAATAGAATGCATAGGAATAGAGAACTTAGAAGGAATATTAACTAAATTTTTAAATACATCAATTAAACTTACACAAAATGCCAACTAAACCAGAATACAATACAACAAAATCAATTCTGTTATCAACAGAACTTCCACAACAAACCCGCACTTACAAACCAATTAGTCATGGTCAATTGATTGATTTGACATTAGATGGTATTGTAAAAGCAGGATTTACATTAGATAAAGAGTTATATTCATCTGCCAGAAATGGGAATGTAGCTAACGGTAGATTCACTATAACCAATGTAGCAGATAGTGAAATGCAACTTCAAATAGGTTGGCAGAATAGCTACGATAAGAGTCTTACATTGAAGTTTGCTATGGGTACAAGGATATTTATATGTCAAAATGGATCTGTGAGTGGAGATATGGGAGCTTTTAAGAAGAAGCATCAAGGAACTATTCAGGAATTTACACCTCAGGCAATTTCTGATTACATTAAACAAGCTGGAGATAGCTTTATAAGAATGCAAAAAGAACGTGAAGCAATGAAAGAGATACAAATCTCAAAGCGTATAAAAGCTGAACTCATTGGTAGAATGTTAATAGAGGAGGAATTTATCACTTCTTCTCAGATGAATATTATTTCTGGTGAATTACAAAAGCCTACACACGATTATAATGCTCCAGACAGTTTGTGGGAATTGTACAATTATACAACATTTGCTATGAAAGAGACACACCCTTCATTGTGGATGGATGGTCATATGAAAGCTCATTCTTTCTTTGTTAATGAGAGTGGGATGTTAGTTCCTTCTGAAACAATCTATGTGCAGGGATTTCAGGAAGAAGACCCATTTAAACAATTGGAGTTTTCTTTCTTAGAAGAAGAAATAATAAATTAAAAAATATATAATGAATTTTGAAAAGTTTAAATCGTGTTTTCATGAAAGTTGGCATACTAAAATGCAACCTTTTATAGAATCTGCAGAATGTGATGCAATATATGCGTATTTAAAGAAAGAAACTAGGAGGGGCAAGCAAATTGCCCCTCTTTCTTCTAATATTTACAGATGCTTTATGGAAACACCTCTTACAGATTTAAAGGTGATTATGGTGGGAATGTGTCCTTATCATACAATGAAGAATAATGTATGTGTAGCAGATGGGTTACTTATGGGATGTTCTTCTACAGATTATATACAACCTTCATTAGAACAGTTTTACGATGCTGTAGAAAAAGACGTGTTTAAAGGACTTGAGCTTTCTGCTGTAAAGGGACCAGATGTAACCTATTTGGCTAAACAGGGAGTATTAATGTTAAATGCAGCTCTCACCACAGAAATAAACAAAGCAGGATCTCATCTTTCTATATGGGAACCATTTATGAAATATTTTTTTGAGAATGTAGTTAGTTTAGAAGGTGCTCCTATTATATTCCTTGGGAAGGATGCTGCTAAGTTGGAGAAATATGTATCGCCCTTTAAATGGGTGTTTAAACTTTCTCATCCAGCTTCTGCAGCTTATAAAAATTCTGAATGGGATTCTGAAGGAACATTTACAAAAGTTAATAAGATTCTAAAAGACAACAACAATTACACTGTAGAATGGTTGGATATTCTACCATTTTAATCATCAAAAACAAAAACAGCTATGCAAGTAGAAGTAAAAGATTTAGAAATAGGGGATGAAATTATTATTCCCTCTAATAGTAATTTAATTTATGCAAAGGTGTTGAAAGCACCACAACCTAGAAAAACACCTTCTTATTACACTAATGTAATTAATTATAAAAGCATTAAATGCTCAATTAATATTCAAGACACTGTAATGACAAGAACATACAATGATACAAATAATCAACCGAAAATCCAAAGTTGGAAAATAAAGAAATACATATGTACTCCAGAAGAACATAATGTAATAAAACATATAGATCTTAATAATAAATCAATTTGGTTAGTTGGTAAAAAACTATTTTAATTATGGAAACAAAATACACAGGAGAAATAGAGCTGGAAGATCTAATACTAGTAGGAAGTTATGGAGGAATGGATGCTGGATTTTATGCAGGACAAGGAAAAACTGGCACTCTTCAATATTATACGTTGTATTCACTTAGTAATTGGTTTGATAAAATACAAACAAAAAATTCAGATGAAAAAAGTAAACCTTGGAAATCCTACATAAACACTCCCCAAGGATGGAGAGTGGCAAAACTACATCCAGATAATTTAGCTGATGAGCATATAGAAAATTATAAAAAATCACTCGAAGCATTAAAACTTTTAAAACTTAGAAAATGATATTAGAAAAACAATCAGAAGTTACAATACTTGAAGAAGGAAGTTCTCAGGAATCAATTGGTATGTCATTAGACTTAGATTCTGCTCAGATATTAATGCAGATGTTAAGTAAGAATTTATATTCAGATGCTATAGGATCTACAGTTAGAGAATGTGCATCAAATGCTTTAGATAGTCACAGGAGAGCAAACGTTGATAAGCCTATAATTGTAGGATTTAAACAAAACGATCATTCAAATTATGAATTTTCTGTAGAAGATTTTGGTACAGGACTTTCTCATGAAGAAGTGATTGATATTCTTAGTAAATATGGTAAGAGCACAAAAAGAAACAGTAATGTTGAAATTGGTGCTATGGGCTTAGGCTTTAAATCGCCATTAGCATATTGTTCATCTTTCTATTTTATATGTCGTAAGAATGGAAGTGAGCGAAAGTATATGATGTATGAAGGAGATGAAACTAACACTATTGATTTATTACATGAAACTCCTACAAAAGAATGCAATGGTGTAAAGGTGATTGTTCCCGTTCTTCCATATGATAGACGAGAATTTATTGATAAAATCAGAGAACAACTTGCTTATTTTGAGAATGTCTATTTTGATGTTGACGATATAGACAATAATTTTACAATTACAAGAACTGAAGATTTTCAAATTAGTCCACTTGTTAAAAATGGAGAGTTGCATATTTGTCTGGATAATGTCTATTATCCTATTGATTTTTCAAAATTAAACATTGATAAAATAAACTTTCCTGTAGGATTAAGATTTTCATTGTCTGATGGACTGTTTCCTACACCAAACAGAGAGGCTCTTCGTTATACCAAAGAGTCAAGAAAAATCATATTGGATAAAATTAGTAAAGTGGCAGATTATTTCATTGCTTTATACAATGAAAATATACAAGAATGTGAAAACTTTTCAAATGTAGTTGAGTATTACGATTCCTCTTCCAGAACTGTTTCTAAATTTGAAATAAATTTGGATGTTTCTGAATTAACAAAATTTGGAACTATTTTAATTAAAGCTCCTAAAATGAAAGGAGTTTCATTATTGGATTTGGAAAAGTTATATATGAATAGAGATCTGATAATGAATGAATATAAGAATATGTATCGTATTGAAAGAAACAAGTGGAAGGAGTGTAAAAGATCTTGGGATTCAACTGTTAAACTTTCAAACAATACAAGCTCAATGATGCTTTATAAAGATAGAATATCTGTTACTAAAAAAGATTATTTAAAATGGTTATATCCTTGTAATAATTATTATGATAGGAAGTATATATGTAAAAAAGTTAAAAGTTATAAACTTGGAGGACCTTCTTTAACTAAGGGTACGAGAATTGGTGAATATGAAACATATTATGATATATTAGGATTGGCTAAATTTCCAAAATCTTCCTGGAGAAAGGTAATAGTAGAGTTTCAATCCATTGTTGATTCTTATGTTTCTAATTTTGAGCTTATTGATGATATAGTAATAGATACTAACTGGCTGGAATCAAGAGCAAAAAAATCTGGAAAGACAGTAAGCTCATTGTCAGGAGTTCGTAAAGTGAAATTGAAAGGTGAGTTTATAGGAAAACAGTTATACATGTTAGAAAGAGATGTAATGAACAAGTATTCTAAACAAGTATCTAATACATTTAAATTTGAAACAGCTGGTAAAATACCTTTTCTGGTAGTTTATGGAGGAAATTCAGATGCAGATTTAATGGATAAATTGTTTGGAATATGCAATAAAGCTGTAAAGTTTGTTGTACTTTCTGACAGAGAACTAAAAAACTTAAATTCAGTAAAAATCCAAAATTGGATGCCAATAGCTACATTTATGAAAGGAGAATCAAAACCGTTTAAGAGAATTATCACAGCTCATATAATTGAAAATCTAATTTATAAGTATAAATCCACCTTTAATTTTGGTGTTGATCATCTTGCAAATATTTCCACAGATTTAACTGATAAAATAACAAAACTTAACAAATATTATAATAAATACAAAACAAGTGGAAACAGTGTAATATACGAAGCAATGTTAGAAGTGGCTGAAACTAATGATTTATTTGACAAAGAGATACACTATTTGTATAAAGAAGTTAAAGAAACATTAGATAGATTTTATTTTATTAACTCTATATTTGATAGATTTCCCAGATATGGTGGAGATGAGAAGTTGTTAAAAGTTATGAAAGATATGTTCAAATATTCTAAAAAGAGGATAGATTGGGAGAATTACAATGTCATCTTAAATGAAGAACCTCTGGAAGAAGCTTTAACAGAAGAATCTATAGAAGAATTAGTTACAGATTAATTTAAAAGAAGGGAGAGGATAATAGCTCTTCCTTCTTTATTTATTTTTTATTAATACATAAAACAAAACAAAATGAGTAAATTTCTTAGTTTAGAATGGTTCAAAAGTAAAGTTGAACAAACAGTGGAAACTGTAATTAGTAGAAAAATTGAAAGGTTGATGGATGATGGTGATGAGCAAGAAGCTTACGTAAAACCTTATTTAAATATTAAATTAGTTAACGATATGTTAACTGTTGTGCTTACAGATGGTAGTGTTTTATCTAAACAAAATGCTACAAGTACAGACTTTGCAGCTATAAAGAGTGCAAAATCTGAAGATGACATATTTGCTATTGTAGCGTGTCCTCAGGTTGTTGCTGACAATTTAGAGAAAAAGAAGGAAATTAATAGAATTACAGCTTTACAAAAAGGACTATCTGTTCTTAAGCCTCTTCCTGATTTTACAGTTGAAGACAATTCTGTATATTTAACAGGAACATCAAGAAGCATGCCTCAACTACTTGTTGAGAAGTTTATTGAAGTTGTTGATAGACTATCTATGAAACCTTCTCTTTTATCATTTCATGATCAATTAAACCAGGATGATGAGTATTTATCTCTAAAAAGGTTCTTTTTGTGGTGTTGTTTAAATCCAAGAGCTGAAGTTGCTGATGAATTATATCGTTTCTTGCAAGAAAATTCCTTCAGAATCACAAAGCAAGGGTTTTTCGTAGCTCTGAGGAATGTAGTTACACTACATGGTGGTAAAGAGATTGTTGATTTTGTAACTAATTCTTATAACAAAGTGAAAGCTGTTTGGAAGAAATCTCCAAATAATTACACTGTATTCTTACAAAATGCAGCTTATAAAATGGTTCATGAATCAGAACTTTACACTAATGAAACAATTACATGTCCTGAATGTGATGGAAATGGTAAATATTGGGATGAATATGATGAAAGATATGTAATTTGTGATGGTTGTGATGGAGAAGGAACAATTTCTGGACCAGTTGAGGTAAATCATGGTACAAGAATTGGTAATTTGACAGATCTTTATTTAAATTTACCAAATATGGCTGAAAATAGATATACAGATGATTGGACCAAAACATTTGATATTAGGATTGGTCAAGTGGTTAGTATGCCTAAAGAAGAATGTAACTGGAGTACACAAGATTGTGCAGCTGCAGGGTTAAATTAGTAGCCCCCTTATAGAGTAATCTATAAGTAAACATTGAGTAAAATCGGTGAAGTCCTTTTGTTAAACTTTTGTTAAAAGGTTTAAACATTGTTGTTAATATGGTTACATTTACTTATTTTTGTATTATGAAATATAAAATCAGTAATACTGTAAAACAACAGGAATATTTAAAAGCTTGCAAGCTTAGTGAGACAGGTTATAGTAATAAAGAAATAATTGAAAAAACATTGTTTCCTACATGGAGAGTTTTAGAGTTTTATATGTATAAACATAACTTAAAACTTCCGTTTATTAATATGCCTAGAAAACATGAGAGTAATAATAACTTTTTTAATGAGTTGTCTTCTTTTAGTAATGCCTATTTACTGGGTGTAACTTATGCAGATGGATGTATTTATAATAATCATAGATTTGGATTTTGTTTATCTAAACAAGATGAAGAATTAATTGATTACATTAAAGAAAATATATGTCCTTCTGCTATTAAAAAGGAGATAATTAATACAAAAGGAGCTATGAATAGACAATCCCAAATTCAATTAAGAATAACTAACTACAGAATAGTTAAAACTCTTAAAGAGAAATGGGGAGTTTATGAAAGAAAAACTCTTAATTCTGGATTAATCTTTCCAGATATAGAAAAAAGATACTTGTGGAATTTTATATTAGGTATAAATGATGGAGATGGTTGTATTTATTATGCAAAAAATAAAGGATTAAGAATCACTATTTGTATGACAGATCTTCCTTTTATGACAAAACTTAGAGATTTTTTAGTTTCTGAAGGAATTAATATTAGTTTATATACGAGACATGGAAAAACTTGTAAATATTATCTATTATCTACTTCTAATAACAATTCAGCTTTAACATTTTGTCAAAAAATTTATGAAACTCCAGAATTTTATCTAAAAAGAAAATTTAAAAAGTATCAAGAATATTGCAAGTTTAAGAATAAGGATAATACCGAGCTAAGTTCTACAATTACGAAAGGTGTAGAAACAGTGTAACGCATAGAAGGTGAATAAATATAATCCTTCCACGAGTGCTCAACAACCTATAGTGAAATAGGTTGAAAATATATGCTGGACTTACACAATAATAAAGTGTAAGAAGTAGAGGATAAAAAGCCTTTACGATAACAAACGTACACTTTACTAGCGATCAAATTCATTATGTAGGATGTGGTAATCAGTCTATCCTTGTCCTAATCAATCCAATGAAGGTTGTGGGTATTGGACAACACAAAGGTAGATGTTATGAATATCTTCCAATTATGACTGTTCCTCGTGAGGAAGCTACACAAATCCTTCATGATGTAAGTTTTGACACTTTACAGCTTGATAATGATTTCAGTATTCGTGAATTGGACAACCTAGAAGAGCAAGTTAAAGAAGGGTTTGCAGTTGAGTCTAAAAAATATAATTTTAATCTTCCTGGTATTACATCTGAGGAAATTAAGAAAATTATATTATCTTTGGATGAAATGAAGAATGCAATTTTCAATAGGGTTAAGAATGTAAACTAAAAATCAAGAATGTAGCTCATTTATTTTATATTTGAGCTGCATTCTTTTATTTATTATGGCTATAAGAAGGAAAACAACTGCAAGAAAACCTAGAAAGGGTGCAGCAATAAAAACTAGAAATGCTAATACATGGAGTGAAGCAGAATATTTTTCAAGAATAAGGTCTGCTTTAAGAAGCAGATTTAGATTTTGGATTCCTATGCAGAAAGCCTTGGAAAAAGCATCTCGTCCCTCACAATCAACAAATAAGAGGATTAAAAAGGAATATCAATGTGCACATTGTAACAATTGGTTTAAACGTACAGATGTACAAATTGATCATATTGAGGAATGTGGATCTCTTAATTGCTATGATGATATAGTTCCATTTTTGAAAAGGCTTACAAAAGAGAATATTAGTGCTTACCAGATTCTTTGTAAACCTTGTCACAAGAAGAAAACTCAATTATTCATTAAAACTAAAAAAAATGGAAAATGAAAAACAACTGAAGGTGAGTATTAACAAACAACCTTCATTTAATGAAATATGGTATGAAGGAGCTGTAGAGCTCAATGATGTAGAACATAAGTTTTGGCTTATACATCCACAGGGAGTAGACCCTAATGGTAATGAGTATGAAATAGATGTCAGGTGGTTTTTTCAAAGAGTACCAAGAGAAATAAGGGCTATGGTTCCCTATATTATTGATGCATTTAAACAGAAAGCTCATGATGATGTTACAACTTAATCCAACTATGGAAGTTCACACTCCTTTAGGTGATGGAGAGGCTATGTTTATTATAGACTATGGTGTTAATGTAAATACAGTGTGGGTAGTTAGACTACCTAAAGGTGTCATTAAACATTTCTATTCAGATGATATAAGAGTTTATGATAATCCTATGAACGGTAATGGGTGGGATGTAGAAAGATTAGACAAAATAGTAACAAAGCTTCCTAAAGAAGCAAAAAGAAACACAGATTTTTTAAAAAAACAATAAAATGATAGAAGGAAAAGGTAAAACAGAAGCAAATTACAGAGCAATCTATTTAGATAGTAGCTCAAGTCTAAAGGAATTTTCTTTGGACAGAAAGAAATATTATAAAAAGTATATTCTTAATGAGACAGTTGAGGAAAAAGATAACCTTGCTGCAAATATGGGTATGCTTGTAGAAACATTATTGATGGAGCCAGAACTCTTTGATGAGAAGTTTTATATGTCAAGTTGTGTAAATGCTCCAACAGGACTTATGTTAGAGTTTGTAACAGCATTATACACTCATACAGCAAGTGCTACAGATGAGTTTGGTAATGTAAGCAGGACATTTGAAGAAATTTCTAAAGATGCATATGTAGATTCTGGATTTAAAATCAAATACGAAGCAGTTCTTACTAAGTTTATAGGATCTGATGCTGAGATTTATTACAGAGAGATTAGAGAAGTTAAAAGTAAAGGACTTACAGTTGTCACATCAGAGAACGTAACACATGCTCAAAAGATTGTAGAAGAGCTTAAAACTAACTTTGTTACAGCTGGTGTTATAAACTTAATAAGTGATAAACATTACACTATACACAATCAGTTTCAAATTGAAGGATATAGTGTAGATGGACATTTGTTTAAAAGTATGCTAGATAAATTGGTAATTGATCATAAAGAAAGAACCATACAGGTTTATGATTTGAAATGCACATGGAGTGTTGAGAACTTTTATGAGGAATATTATCTATATCGTAGAAGTTATATTCAGGCATTATTATATTACAAAGCTGCCATATCTCTAACTATCACTGGAGAACTCCAGGGATATAGAGTGGAACAACCTAAGTTTATAGTTTGCGACAGTATAAATTATATGAATCCACTAATCTATACATTAGATGATCGTGATCTTGAAGCTGCATATAATGGATTTGAACATAAAGGACGTAAATATCCAGGAGTGAGGGAGATTATTGAAAACTTGATTTGGGCTCAAACTAATAATATTTGGAACATATCAAAACAGAATTATATTAATAATGGTGAAGTAAACATAAAATTATAGAATGGATGTAAAAAAGACAATCAGTAGTATATTCATAGTTCCTACATTAAAAATACCTAGAGACAGTCTTCTTAGTAATGGATATATTAATGCATATATTAAAGATGGAGAGAGAGAAATACAGTATGAAAATTCTGTATATTTATTATTTAAACCCTCTGATTTAGATAACTTTAAAGATTTTCTAGATTTAGAGTATGAAAGAACAAAGAATATAATTGAAGACTATGATTATGAAGGAGGACTTATTGTAGTAGTTTATAAATTAGATACTAAATACAAAAAGGATTTTGAATTGATTAAACTTGGTAAATATTCCAAAACTTCAAAAGAATTTCAAGAATTGTTTCCTAAAATTGTTAAAATCTTTAAAAATGGACTGTTTAAAGATGAAATATCTTTGCAATATAGAGTTTTTAACAAAACTGAAGATTTAAGGAAGTTTTGGGAAGAGAAATTTGACGTTACATTTGATGAAAATCAAGAGATTTGGAGTACCTTTATAGAGGAAGAGGAAACATTACAATTAACTAAAATTAAACAACATGTATAACAAAGATGTAGCAGATGCTCTTTTAGAGAAATATGGCAAAGAATCCCTACTTATTTATTCCAAAATGGAAGCAGAAAGAAATAAACTCATGAGTGAAGACTTTAAAGAAAGGCAAACGGAGAATGATTTTTCTTATGATGCTGAGTGGTGGGAAAACAAATATAATGAACTATTAAAAACCTCAAGCAAATGAAATCGTTAGAATTAATGAAAATACATCCTAAAGCTGCAATAGTGGTTAAACAATGGATGTTAGAAAAGCTACTAGATAGCTTGAATGACGACACTCTTCCTGAAAACTTTAAAGATTTTGTTAGAGAAAATGGGATAGATGACGATAAAATTTCAGCAATAATAGACAGTTCTCCCAGGATATTATTCGATATGTTCGATGGCCAGAACATATATATAGGAATATCCGTATCTGTAAAAAAGAAAAATTCTCCTATATATAGGTATTCTTTTGATGGCGGAAAAGTTGAAAGTAATGACTATTCCAGCAGAATTGAAGTTGAAATAGCTGCTTTAGAAGAAGCATTTAAACGTTTAAATGATAAACTATGAAAAAGATAGATGAATTAGCAAAAAACGCTTTTATTAACAAAAAGAAGTTTAAATTGAAAAATACAAAGGTGGAAATTATTAGAGATCTTCCTCATTTATATTTACATGACAATTTGATAGCTAAGATGGATGAATATGGTGATTTATTGATTAATCATTGTGGATGGGAAACTGTCACAACAAAATCCAGGTTAAATGCCCTACCTGATGTAAATATTAAACTCTCTAAAGGAAAGTTTTATTTAAATAAAATGGAACATATGGAAGAAGAATGGATAAACATAAATAGATTATATGAGAGACAAAATAGTAGATGATGTAATAGATAAATATTATGAGAGGAGTCAAGTGGGTATTACCAAGTATGGAACTACATTGGCAAATAACAATCATGACAACTATCTCAAACATTTACAGGAAGAACTTATGGATGCCACTTTATACATCCAAAAGCTTATAGATTTAAAACAAGAATTAATTGTTATGGTTAAAATTTATGGTAATGATGCAGATCTTGGAGAAGCTATAAGAAGATTCGTTAGATAATATTTTTCAAAAATTTGGAATATAAGGGTTGCAAGTTGTATATTTGCGACCCTTTATTTTAACATTTAAAAACAAAAACATTTATGGATTTAGGATTAGAGACACTAAGTAATCTGACGATTTTTAGTAAATATGCAAAATTTATTCCAGATAAGAATAGACGAGAAACATGGGAAGAAATAGTTGAGAGATATCAGAACATGATGATCAAAAAATACCCAAAGTTTGAACAAGCAATTATTAGAAGTGTAGAATTCATTAGAGATAAAAAGGTATTACCATCAATGAGAGCATTACAGTTTGCTGGACAAGCTGCAGAAGTGAACAATGCAAGGATTTATAATTGCTGTTTTCTTCCTATAGATGACTATAAGTCTTTTTCAGAGACAATGTTTCTATTACTTGGAGGAACAGGAGTGGGATATAGTGTACAAAAACACCATATAGAAAATCTTCCCCCAATCACAACACCAGGAAAAAAGAAAACCTATCTCATTGAAGACTCTATTATGGGGTGGGCAGATGCTGTAAAAGTGCTGTTTAAAGCATATATGGAGGGTAAATTTCTTCCTTCATATGACTTTAGAGCTATCAGGCACAAAGGTGCTAGACTAGTAACAGCTGGTGGTAAAGCTCCTGGTCCTGAACCTCTTAAGTTATGTCTGGCACATATACAAGCTGTTCTTGAGAGAAAACAAGAAGGAAGTAAACTTACATCTTTAGAATGTCATGATATTCTATGTCATATTGCAAATTCAGTGTTGGCAGGTGGAATTAGAAGATCAGCCATGATTGCTCTGTTTAGTCACGATGATGAGGATATGATTACTTGTAAGTATGGAACATGGTATGAGATGAATGAACAGCGTGGTAGGGCTAACAATAGTGCTGTACTAAAGCGTGAAGAAGTGTCACAGGATGAATTCTTTAGTTTATGGAAGAGAATTGAAGCATCAGGAAGTGGAGAACCTGGTATTTATTGGACTAACAATAAAGATTGGGGAACTAACCCTTGTTGTTTTATTGGAAGTACATTAGTAGCAACTGCTGACGGGCGTAATGCTGTAACAATTAAACAATTGTGTGATGAAGGATACCAGGGACCTGTATATTCTATGCAAGCTCAAACTGGACAAGTTGTAACTTCATATTGTTCAAAGGTTTGGAAAAGCAGAGAAAATGCTGAGTTGGTTAGAGTGTTACTTGATGATGATAGTAGTTTTACATGTACTCCTGACCACAGAATAATGCTTAGAAATGGACAATATGTTCAAGCTCAATTTCTTATAGAAGGAACATCATTAATGCCTTTCAATTCTTATAAAAGAAGTGATAGAAATTATAGAATGATCCAATCTAACACAGGTAGAGATATTGCTCAATATGCTCATGTTGCCCAGTATTATGACATTATTAAGGAGGGATATAACTCTCAGCACATTCATCATAAGGATGGAGATGGACTTAATGACCTACCTGAGAATTTAGAGGTTATAGATGCCATAGAGCATAATAGACAGCACATGTTAGGATCAAATAATGCTTTTCATAAGATGTCTAATGAAGTTCGTGAGCAATGGTCAGAAAAACAATCATCTCGCCAAAAAGGAGAAAACAATACTAATAGTAATGGTTTAACTACAGAAGAAATGATAATGCGTTGTTTTGATAAAACCGTTCAAAAAAGAGCTAAATTGTCTCATCAGGAAGTATTAGATAGTTGTGGTGTCAAGTTTCTTTCTAAAGGAAGACTTAAAGAAATGAAAGCTGAAACCGTAGGAGAATTTGCTGAAAAACTAGCAGAATTAGCAAATCATAAAGTGGTTTCTATAGAATTTCTTTCAGAAAGAGAAGATGTTTATGACATGACTGTTGAGGGAACTCATAATTTTGCAATCATTACTTCCTCTAAAGATGAGAATTTTATTACATCTTCAGGAGTGTTTGTACATAATTGTGAAATAGGACTTAGACCTTACCAATTCTGTAACCTATGTGAGATTAATGTTTCTGACATAACTTCTCAAGAAGATTTAAACGATAGAGTGGCAACTGCAGCATTCTTTGGTACATTACAAGCAGGATTTACAGACTTTCATTATCTTCGTCCTATATGGAAACAAACTACAGACAAAGATGCATTATTAGGAATTGGTATGACAGGTATTGGATCGGGAGAAATCTTGAAATATAACCTTGATATTGCAGCAAATACAGCAAAGGTGGTAAATTCTATAATTTCTGGTCAGATAGGAATAAATGAAGCTTCAAGAATTACTTGTATAAAACCATCAGGAACAACAAGTTGTGTTCTTGGTACATCTAGTGGAATACATGCTTGGCATAATGATTACTATTTGAGAACAATTAGATTTAACAAGAATGAAGACATAGCTTCCTATTTAATAGTGAATCATCCTGAACTTTGTGAAGATGATGTTCTTAGACCAAAAGACACATTATGTGTAAGAATACCTATTAAAGCTCCAGAAGGCTCTATTTTCCGTACAGAAACAGCAATTGATACATTAGAACGTGTTAAGAAGTTTGCTCAAGAATGGATTGTACCAGGGCACATTAAAGGAGATAATACACACAATGTATCTGCTACTATTTCTATTGATAAGAGTAGGATGTATCCAATTGAAAGAATTAGTATGGATCAAGAAGAAAAACTGTGGAATGATGAATGGGAAGTTGTAGGAGAATGGATGTGGGAAAATAGAGAAGTGTACAACGGTTTATCAGTTTTGAACTATGATGGAGGTTCTTACACCCAAGCACCTTTTGAAGACATTACAAAGGAAGAATATGAAAAAAGAATTCTATCTTTACATTCCTTAGATCTTACAAAGGTGATGGAAATAGATGATAATGTTGAATTTGGTCAAACTGTTGCATGTTCCTCTGGACAGTGCGACATTTCTTAAAAATAATATGGTTTTTTGTTTTTTGATGATTAATAAATCCTGGTGTTTCTACACTGGGATTATTTTTTTTGTCAAAATAAAAAAAATTAATTAACTTTACATACAAAAAAATAAACTAAAATATGGCAAAAGCAAAAGAAACAGAAAGCAAAGGAAAATTTCAAGATGCACTTGATAAGTTAAACAAAACTTATGGAGTGGGAACAGTTCTTACATTAGATAGTAAAACTGCAGGAAATTATGACATAATCAGTACAGGAAGTATTGGTTTTGATAACGTTACATTAGGTGTTGGAGGATTTGTAAAAGGTAAAATGTACGAATTAATGGGCTGGGAGGGAAGTGGGAAGAGTACAATTTGTGGACATGCTGTAGCAGAATGTCAAAAGAAAGGAGGAGTGGCATTATATATAGATGGTGAACATGCTGTAGACAAGCGTTATTTTGAAGCATTAGGTGTTGACACAACTAAGATGTTAATTGCTCAACCATCTTGTGGAGAAGAGGGTTTTAATATTGCTATGCAAATGATTGAAACAGGAACTATTGATTTAATCATCATTGACTCAGATAGTAGTCTTATTCCTAAGAAGGTTTTAGACGGTGAAGTGGGTGATAGCTCAATTGGTAGAAAAGCATTGTTAAATAGCAATGCCTATCCAAAATTGAAAAGTGCCCTATCTCAACACAATGTTTGTGTGATTGTTATTTCCCAATATAGAGAGAAAATTGGTGTTATGTTTGGTAATCCCACTACAACACAAGGAGGTCATGCATTAAAGTTTTATTCAGATGTTCGTATTGAGGTTAGTAAGTCTTTGGCAAAAGAAGGAGATGTAGCTTATGGTAACATCACTAAAGTAAAAGCTATCAAAAATAAAATGTCCCCTCCTTATCAACAATCACAATTTGAGATTGTTTATGGATTAGGTATTGATAAAGTGACAGAAGTGATGGAACTGATAAACGATCATGAGATAGGTAGAAAGTTTGGTAAAACTATGACTATAGGAGAAACCAAATATAATCTTGAAGAGTTCAAAACTATGCTTGTAGATAATGAAGAATTCTACAACAGTATGAAAGAACAGATTTTAAACAAAATTAATAACAAAGAAATAAAAATTGAAGAAGATGTTACAAGTGAAATTTAAAAAACTTCATGCAGACACTAAGCTCCCTGTAAAGGGGAGTTTAGATGCTGCTTGTTATGATGTGTATGCTACAAGTGTAAATGCTGAATATGGTGGAAGAGTTACATATGGGTTAGGCTTTTCTACAGAAATACCTAAAGGATGGAAAGCTATAATTGTTCCCAGAAGCAATTTGACAAAACATAATTGGGTGATGTCAAATTCCGTAGGAATTATAGATTCTGATTATCGAGGAGAGTGGATGGTAAAGTTGTCTTCTATAGGAAATGTTTTTGAACCTCTACCTTACACTTTGGGAGATAGAATAGCTCAGGTGTATTTTGAAAAAGTGGAAGAAATTGAATTTGTTGAAACAGAAAGTCTCTCTTACACTTATAGGGCAGAAGGAGGATTTGGATCTACAGGAGTGTCTACATTTCCTATTGAGAACACATCGGTTACATCAGCTACACCACAAGCTATAACTTTAACTATTAATGAAAACTTGTAAAATAGAAAGTTGCAATAATAAAATATGGAGCAATGGACTTTGTAAGAACCATATAGTTAAAAAGCCTATGGTTAAAAAAATATCATCTTCTGCTGAGAGTACATCAGAAATGCAGAATTTCTTCCTTTATATATGGAAAAAGAAAGGGCATTATTCAGAAGTGAGTGGGGATTATTTAGGAAAAGAACCTCTTACGATATTCTTTCATCACATTTTATCAAAAGAAAAGTATCCAGAAGCTAGGATGGATGAAGAAAATATCATAATTTTGACTGCTGATGAACACAATAACGTAGAGAATGATATGTATAAATACGAAGAGGTGAACAACAGACGTAACAATTTAAAAACAAAATACAATTTATGACAATTACAAACCAGTTTTTCTACACTAGAGAAACACAATCAACAACAGAAGTTCCTGATTCTAAGGAATATAGGGATAGTTTTAACGTTAATAAGGTGATTAGATCCATAACTAATGAAGATGGATCTGTGCTTGTTTTATTAGATGATTTACACGAACGTTCTCACGATGTTCCTGATATAGATCTTAAAACTAATAAAATGAAGGGTACAAAACGTCAAAGAGATATATTTCAAAGTGAAATAACTCTAAATGAGAAGGACGGAGAAAGATTTTTTAAACTATTAAACATTGAAAAATAATGGAATTTAAACTATTGGGAAATCGTATATATGTAGAAATCCCTAAGAAAGAAGAAAGTAAACTAGTAGTTGACGAAAACACCAAGGAAGCACTTCAGAGAGAAATGCTTAAGAAAATGTCAAAACTTAAGGTTTGTGCTGTAGGAGATCTTATAACAAACATTGCTGTAGGAGATGTTGTTTTGGTAGATCCTTTAGCTCTATCTAAAGCTCATGTAATTCCTGTAACTGATGAAAAAAATGTGCTGTTACTGTCAATATTTGACATAATTCATATATGGAAATAGAAAAATTACCCCTTATGATTTCTTGTAAAACAATTACATATGGGAGAGTGGGAATGTTGGAGGAATCGCTTCATAGCTTCCTCCAACAAAACTACCCTCCTGATAAATGTGAAATGGTTATAGTTAATGACTATCCCAAACAAAAGTTAATCTTTGACCATCCTCAGGTGAAAATATTCAATCTCGATCAAACATTTCCAACTATAGGAGAAAAGGAAAACTATGCAACATCTTTATGTAAAGGAGATGTGATATGTCAGTGGGATGATGATGATGTAGCCTTACCAAATCACCTACAGAATGTAGATGAATATTTTAAAGAAGATGTGAATATTCTTCATTGGAAGACAGGTATTTTTTATAATGAACCCAACATTACTAATATTGGATGGATAGGAAATTCAGGAATTGTATTCAGAAAAAGTGCGTGGGAAGCTATAGGAAAACATCCCATTGAAAATGCAGGATATGACATGACATTCGTAGAAAGACTTCACAAATATGGAGGTAGGCTATTTGCATCAATGCCTAGAGAACAAGCTAGTTGGTTCTATATGTGGGGAGGAAGAGGTTATCATATGTCTGGACAAGGACACGATAAAGAAGGTAGTCCAAATGTTATAGAAAGACACAGTGCTCATGTAGAAGGTCTTAGATTAAAAGGAAAGATTCCTACAGGTGATATAAAACTAGTTCCTAATTGGAAAAAGGACTATGTAAAATTGTTAAAAGATTATTTAAACAAGTGAGTTATATAAAGAAATGATTTCATCTGTCTGTTTACAATTACCAAAAAATGAATATGCTTTATCCCATAATACAAAATCTGGAGCAATATGTTTTTCATATGGATGAGCTTTTAGAACATATGGTATAGCTGAATGATGACAAAGAACATTTCCAGCATCTATATAACAATGAGCTGGTTTACTAAGAGCTTTTAATCGAAGAGACCTATCCTTATTTATCTGCTTTCCTATTATCATTCCTTCATATAAAGAAGCTTCCATAAGTTTATATAAAGTGTACATTCCTGGATGAAATTCTGTGTCATCATCTAATATATAAAAATATCCATCTTTTATAGTAGATAGTGCTGTATCTCTTTTACATACAGGATCATTATCTTGGCAATCACAGTCATGTAATATAATTCTACTATCTATAGGAAGTTCTGGAGTAATAATGTCTTTACTTTTAGCAACATGCCATCTTATATCTTCAGCATTAGAGATAGAACAATACACCTGTTGAATATATTTATGTCTATAAAGAGAAGTAATCAAATGTAACATTAAAACAAATTTAAGGATTTTATATATTCTGGAATTTCTTTGAGGTCACTCCTGACAGGATTAAATAGCTTATTTTCTATTAATTTTTTATTTTTTTCACTATATCTAGACGTAACATTGTTGTATATTTCTTTACTTTTAATATTGTTCTCAATAGCTAAATCTACACAAACTCTACCTAAGTCTACTAAATAAACATCTGAATTAATAATACATCCATCTGGTTTATTGTGCCTACCATGATGCCATTCAAAAGGTTTTTTTAAAATACAGGCTTTTGAATACCATTTTGTATCTATTTTACAAACTCTTTGTTGCTCAAGAACACCTTTCATTTTATCTAAAGGAGGATCGAAATCCCTCTGAACAATCATCATTCCCGTAGGAACAATAATATCGGAAGGACAATTAATTATATACTCTTTTAACTTAGGATGAATAACTCTTTCGTCTATGTCTACATATATTATTATATACCCTTCATTAATTAATTTTTGCTGT